GGTGAACGCGATGAATGGGCAAGGCGCGGGTTTGAAAATGGCCAGATGATGGTGCGGCGATCCCTGGAAGCGAGCGCGATGGGGGTTGGATTGGACCAGCTGCCGGTGGAGGCGGTGACGAATTTTACCGCGTGGTCGGGAGAAGGCACGGCGTTGGGCCAGCTGTTGCAAGGGGCTTTTTTGCCGGAGGGCATTCCGAGAGGTTGGGCGGCATTGCAACGAACACTGGTGCAGGGATTGGCGCTTGGGTGGCATCCGGAGAAGACTGCGCGGGAGATGGCGCGTGCTTTGGCCGGGGGACTGCAACGGGCGTTGGTGGTTGCGCGAACGGAGCAGATCCGGGCGTATCGCAGCGCGAGTTTGCAGGCATATCAAGAAAGCGGCGTGGTGATCGGGCACAAACGGTTGACGGCGCATGACAGCCGGGTTTGCGCGGCATGCCTGGCGGATGAAGGGCATGTGTATGGGTTGGATGAAATGATGTGGAGCCATCCACAGTGCCGCTGTACGAGTGTGCCGGTTCTCAGGGGGGCAGAGGAACCACAATGGGAGTTGGGAGAAGAATGGCTGCGCAGACAGGATCCGGCGACACAGAACCAGATCTTTGGTTCATGGGCAGCGGCGGACGCTTTTCGCAGGGGGGTTCCTTTGAAGGAGTTTATGCGGGTGACGAATGAAGGGGATTGGGGGATGACAATCAGGGTGCAGAACCCGGTGCGGTATTTGGGTTATCCTGGCGGAGCCTCTCAACCACCGCTCTTCCCCACAGCGAGCGGCAGTGTGAACCTGAATCCGATGGGGGAGATCATCTCCAGCCATGTGGTGCTGCCCAGGACGAGCAAATATTCAGCGGCCTATCAAAATGCATTGGGGTTGGTTGACAGTGTGCATGGCGATGGTCCGCTGCCGGATATCGTGTTAAGTACTCGTAATATGGGCAAAGAAATTACAGGTGCTTTTGCACCTTTCCCAAGCGGTTGGGAGATCTATATAAATGGGCGATACTCACCGAATATTGAAACTACGTTAGCCCATGAAATTGGCCACTGGATTGATTTCGGTGGTTTGGGGTCCAATGGAATGCCGGGCACAGCCATTGAATTGGGGGGCAAATTGAAGGGGTGGTGGAACGCGATCATGGATACTCCCGAAGTGAAAAATCTTAACCAATATTCGGGAACTTACCAGATTGTTACTCATATTCAGAAATATCTTCTGAATCCCCAGGAATTGTGGGCAAGGTCGTATGCACAGTATATTGGAGAAAAAACCCAAAATAAGGAAATTCTTGCTACAATGGAGATGTGGAGGAATTCATCGGATTATCGGCAATGGCGACAGTGGGATCCGGCAGAATTCGCAGCGATCATGGAAGAAATAGACAAACTTTTTGAGGCTGAAGGATGGATGAAAAAATGAAAGCGAATGCGCTTGCGATTGGGAAGCAGGCAGAAAAGGACATAGCAGCTGCGGTGGCTGTTGCCAACGAGAAAGGATTCGATGCCGGTGTGGCTTTTTTGGTGGAACAAGGCATTTCTGCTATGTCTGCTCCACAGATGTTGGGATTGGCGCTGGGCACCTGGGAACCGGTGGAATACGATGAAGATGGCAAGGTAAAAAAGTTACAAAATTAGGAGGTGAGGATGGCGGAAGGTGACGGTGACAAAGAAAAAGCGATGACAGTAGAGGATGTCAAAAAAGTTTGGGAGCATTCTGAACGAATATGGGCTGAGGCGATCCGCATTGCCAAAAAAGAAGGGAAAGGAAAAGCCCTTGCCTACTTGGAAGAACAGGGATGCGGTGGGCCAGATACTGCCGCTATGCTGGGGATGGCTTTGGGCACCTGGGAGCATATTACCCGGGATGAAAATGGGAAGATCGTAATGATTCGGAATTGATCCTTTCAGGAATTCCGGGTTTATATTTTGAACTATAAGGAGACAATATGGACGAGAAACAAAGAGATGAATTGTTGCAAGACATGGCAAAATCGTTGAAGACCATCAGAGAATGGGTGAAATTCTTTGGGTATATGGTCCTGGTGGCGGTGTTGGTTCTTTTGTTGGGTATGTTCGGGTTGATCTGACCCACTTTTAAAAATCCTCGCAATTTGGTACAATGAATGAAATAAAGCAGCCCCCGTGATAGACAGGGGCACCACGGAGGATGAGCGACCGTGAAGAGAAAATCTTCACGGTTGTTTTTTGTTTAACGGAGGCAGGTATGATCACAGAGCAATCACTGGCGGCGATGAGAGCACAGCAGGAAAAAACCTTTCTCACACCTTGTGTGTGGGTGAAGACAACGCGCACGCAGGCAGCGAATGGGCGGTGGGTTGAAGGAACGCCGATGAGACAAGCAGGTCATTGCCGCATTGGACAGATGGGCAACAGTGCGATCGAACGCGAGATCGCGGGAAGGATGACGGGGCGGGTGTTGTATACGCTGACGGTTGCGTACAGCTGGGATGTGAAACCTGCGGACAGGATTGAGGCAGGCGAGCGGTTATTTGAGGTACTTGGGGTGATCACTACGACCTTTGCCACAGCGCGGCGCGTGGTTTGTGCGGAGGTAGTGTAGGCGATGTTGACTTACCGGGCGAAGATGGAATCGAACAAGCTGGCAGAGATCGCACGGACCTTGCCGGATCTGGTGCGAGATGAAGTGGCCGTCAGTTTGAGTGAGATCGAAACTGACATCAAGCTGGCGATGCGGGGTACGAAAACTGGCAGGCTGTATCGGCGCGGGAAAACCCGCATGCACCAGGCCAGCGCACCTTACCAGGCGCCTGCGATTGATTATGGCCATTTGGTGAACAGTATCCAGCAGAAGATGTATACGACGGTGATTGGTGGCGAGGTGTTCACCAATGCGGAGTATGCTGCCGCGCTCGAATATGGGACAAGACGGATGGCGCCCAGGCCGTTCATGGAGCCAGCGTTTACGCACCAAGTTGAGAAATTTATTGCACGGTTACGAGATTTAGAAAGGAAATTGTAAATATGCCAGGTGTGTTGAACCGAGAGATCGCCCGTCAGGAACGGGCGCAAGAGAACGCCAAGGATCAGGTGATTGAGCGGCTGCAAAAAGAGAAAGCCGCGCTGCGACAGGCGATGTATGAATTGGCGATCGAGCTGGCAGATGCCCGTGTGACCGCTGCGTTGTTCATGGGGATAGGCCAGGAGGAGTTGGATGAAGAGAATTCTGGTGAATTCGTAGGAGGGGGTTGATGGCGAATGAAGTGAATGAAGCTGAGGAATGGTTGGTGGAGACGCTCAAAACCAACACGGCGTTGATGGCGCTGGTGGCGGGTGTGCATACGGGCAGCGTCCCAGCGGAAGATCATGCGGGGGATTATCCGTGTGTGTTGATCCAGTATGCAAGGGGGTACGATTTTCTGTTGATCGGGCGACCCAGGTTGATGACCGATGCTTTGTTTTCGGTGCGAGGGATTGCCATGGAAAGAGACAGCGGAGATCTGCCCACGATCGCAGACGAGATTGACAAGGCACTGGACCGCAAAGGGACTGACGGGATCCGTTGCTGGCGGCAAGAGCCATTCCGGTTGGATGAAGTTGAAAATGGTGTGAAATACCTGCATGATGGCGGTCTTTACCGCGTGCAGGTTCAAACTCGATGAGAAAGGAAAAAAAGTAATGATTCGAAGTTCTATTTTTCAAGGTGCGGTGATTGCCCCCGAGGAAACATTTGGGAATCCCGCGTTACCTGACACGCGTTTGGGTGGTGCGGGGATCAACCACTCGATCAACGCATCTGTGACAACCTTCAAACCCAAGGGCAATAAATTTCCAACGGTTGCCAGTTTGGGGAAGGAATATACGAACATCTCGCTGGATGGGAAGATCGCCTATAACGATCTGCCGTACCTGCTTTCCAGTTTGATGAAAACCGTGTCTCCGACCGGCGCCACTTCGGTAAAAACCTGGACTTTCGATAAAAGTTCGAAATCGCCTGACAGCGCTAAGAGTTTTACTGCGTTGTTTGGAGATGGCGAGACCCGCCAGAACCTGGCGAGCGGTATGATGCTGACAGAGCTGGGCTTTGAGTTCAGCCGGGATGATGCCAGCCTGAGTGGAGCGGGTTTTGCCCAGGCGATCCGTGAGGGTGCAAGTATTTTTTCATTGGAAGTCACAGGCAGCCCAACCGGCGGCACTTTCACGCTGACCTACAATGAAGACACAACCGATGGGATTGCTTATAACGCAACCGCAGCCCAAGTGGCAGCCGCTTTGGCAGGTCTGGATGACTTTTCAGCGGAAGAGATTAGCTGCCTTGGCGGTCCGTTGACCGAAGCTGCGGTGCTGATCATCATCAATGGCCATGACGCGATTGGGGCGGCAGAGATCAGCGCAAGCGCAAGCCTGACCGGCGGAACGGATCCTGCCGTGAGTGTGAGTGCTGGGACCGTCACTGAGTTGAGTGACCTGGTGATCCAGGCGACCGATGTGAGCATTTACCTGGCAGACACAGCAGCTGGATTGTCGGGTGCGTCTGCGTTGGAGAATGCGCTGACCGGCAGTTGGCGAATGAGCGATGTGTGGGGGCAGTTCTGGCCGTTGAAGCGAGGAGAGAGTTTCACAGGGGTGCTTGATACGGATCCAACCGCGGAGGTGAAACTGAAGGTGATGGCGAACGCGGATGGCATGGCGCTGCTGGGCAAAATGCGCAAAGGAACGAGCAAATTTATCAGGATCAGCGCCATCAGTGAAACCAAGATTGGCGCTACCCAGACGCCGTATAGTTTCCAGATCGATGCGGCTCTGAAGGTGAAGAACCCGAATGAATTCTCGGATGAAGATGGGGTGTATGCGATTGAATGGACATTTGACATTGTCCATGATGCCACCTGGGGCAAGGCTACCGAGTTGACGGTGGTTTGCAGCCAAACGGCGCTTTGAGGTGAATGACCGGGTGAGGTGACGGAAACTGCTTCACCCGGCACAGTTTATGGAGGTTATGATGCCGATCACATTGAGTGAATTTTTGAACGCAGAGAAGAAGATCGAGGTAGAGTTTCGAGGAGAGAAGATTGAGGTCTTCTTCCTGGTGAATGCGCTTAATACCGAATTCATTGAAACCTATTACGGGAAGACCTGGCATGAAACCCATCCAGGTGAGAACCGGTTGGACAGCCAGTTGGCGGCGTTGATCAAAGGATGGAACCTGGTGGATGATGATGGGAACGAGATCCCGGTTTCGTTGGAAGTAGTGGCGATGCTGCCGTTGGCATTGAAGAAAGAGCTGGGCGAAGCCATCTGGCGATCTGTGGAAGAACCGGATGCAGAAGAAAAAAAAGGTTAAGGCGGCACCTGATCGACGCGGACATGCCAAAACCAGCGGGTTGGATGGTTGAGGAATGGAATTATTTTCAATTGGCGCGTTGGTTAGGGGTGCCGCCGTGGGAATTGGCGCGGCAGGATGATTTTTGGCGCAGACGGGCGCAGTTTTATATGGATGTGGAAGCAGGCGTGATGCGGGCGAAAAGTGATCGCTTAGAACGGAGAAAATGATGGGCAGTATTGTGGCAAGACTGCGGGTGATTCTTGGTGCTGATGTTGATGAGGCTGTTCAAGGCGTCGGAGAAGTCGATCGCGGGTTGGACAACCTGGCCAAACAGGGCAGCCGCGTGGGTGATGTCTTCAAAGGGGTTTTCGGTGCGCAGCTGCTGCAAAGCGGTATCAATGCTTTCCGCAATCTGGCCAAAGAAGCCGTTGGGGTTTATTCCAGTTATGAATCTCTCAGTTTGAGTTTGACGCAGCTCAGTGCCAAAGAAATGCTGGTGAGTGGAGAAGCGGATTCAATGGCTGAAGCGATGAACCGGAGCGGTGGTGCTGCGGAGCAGTTGCTGGGATGGGTTGAAGAATTGGCGATGATCAGCCCGTTTGATGCCCAGGGGGTTACGAATGCTTTGCGAACTGCCATGGCTTATGGTTTTACGACCGAAGAGGCCAAACGATTGACTGCTGCCACGATTGATTATGCCAGTGCCTCGGGCGCAAGTGTGGAATCGATGAACTCGATCGCTCTGGCTTTGGGGCAGATCAAGGCCAAAGGTTCTCTGGCGGGGCAAGAGGTTCTCCAACTGGTGAATGCTGGGGTTGATGTCAATGGAACCCTAGCGCGTGCTTTTAATGTTTCCACTGAAGAAATTATGCGGATGAGAGATCAAGGATTGATCCCGGCCGATCAAGCCATTGAAGCTATCGTCCAAACCCTGGAAGTTGATTTTGCTGGCGCTGCGGCAAACGCCTCAGATACTTTTGGGGGCTTAATTTCGACTTTGGATGAGGTGAAGGATATTGGGTTGCGGGAATTCTTCGGTGGTGTTTTTGAAGAATTGAAGCCGGTGATGCAGGAGTTGATCGAGCTGATGAGTGATCCGGCCATGATCGAAAACCTGCAAGAAAGCGGGAAGGCTTTGGGTGAATTTGTAGGCACCTCATTGACCGGCTTGATGGATCTGGTGCAATGGTTCGGATCGCTTGATGATGGTACCAAAGACCTGATCCTCACCACCGCTGCAATGAGCCTGGCGATGGGACCGGTCACCAAAGGGTTGACCAGTTTATCGAACGGGATTGGCGGTATCGCGCAGATGATTCCAGCTTTCAGCGCTGGCATGGATGGGGCAGGGAAAGCTATTGGTGCCAGTGGTGCAGCTGCTGGCGGTGCTGCGGCGTCGATGGGGCTTTATGCAGCTGCGCTGGTGGCTGTGGTTGCGGCTGGGATAAAAATCAAAGAGACCGCAGATATTGTGGCTGAAGGTGCGTCGAATGTGGATAGCGCTATCAGTGCCAATGTCAGTTCGGCGGAAACAGCCCAGGAGGCTTATGACAAATGGGTTGATTCGATCGCACGCATGAATAAGATTTATGAAGAAGAAGCCTCGGTTGCCAAGTTGTTTGTGCCGATCAACAAAATGCGCAAAGACAGCCTGGATGATCTTTCGAAAACATTGGCTGGCACCAGCTCGAGCTATGATGAATATGTGACACTCATGAGGTCGGCGCTGCTTGCCAGTGGCGTTTTGACGTATCGTGAAGATGAGATGTTGCGGCTCCACAGTGACACCGGTTATGCCGTTGATATGCTGGCAGGTAAATATGGATTGGTGACGGAAGCCATGTATGGCATGGGCCAGGCTGCCACAGACACAATTGATCCACAGAGTGATGCCATTGATGCCATGGATGAAGCGGCGGAAGCTGCTGAAAATGCAACAGAAGCGACCGATGAACTAACTGAGGCGAAGCGAGCAGCCCAAGAAGCGGCAGAAGCGGAAGCCAGAGCCCACCAGGAGTTGATTTCTGCGCTGTACAGCAGCGGGAATGCAGCTGATTACTTTTCTGGACGGCTGGATGCTTTGATGTATAACCTGGCGGTCGACGTCGAAGATTTGAAAACATTGGGGAGTGGTTTTGACAATCTGTTCGCACAAGGGATGATCGATGCAGATCAACTGGTGGATGCGAATTCATTTTTGGGGGTTGAGTCTGTTCTTCAGGAATTGGAGGGAGGGCTGCTGACAACCTGGGAGGCAAACCGCACGCTGCGGGATTCGTTTGGGTTGACTTGGACGGAAGCGCAAGAATATATCAAAGGGGCGCGAGACCCGATGGATGAATTGAGCGAGCTGCTGGGCGGATTGGACGTGAATAAGATCCTGGAGATGTCGGACAACACGGAAGATTTTGCCGAGAAGTTAGAGATCTCGTATGGCTGGGCCCAGGATCTGGCGGAAGAGGTGGAGGGATTGAACGGGATGACGGCAGATATCAATATCCGCATGAATTACACCGGGGCAGATATTGTGCCGCAACTTGAGTTGACTTATAACCGTGATATCAATGGAAACGGTATCATCGGCCAGGCAGATGGTGGAGATTGGATGGTGCGACGGCCGACGCTGTTTTTGGCAGGAGAGGCAGGACCAGAACGGGCGATCTTTATCCCGCAACACAAAAGAGACCTGGAGCCTGTGGGCGGGGCTGAGGGCAGCGCGGGAAACGATGCACGATTACAGCGTCTGGAAGATTTGATGATTTCGCTTCAGATGACTTTTGAGCGGATGCCGGAACGCATTGCGGATGCGATCGAGGTGCGATGATGTGGGTTGATGGCAGTGAGGTAGAGGAACGAATCGAGATGGCGTTCACGGCGGGGGTTTGGGAGGATGTGAGCGAAGATGCGTATGATTTTTACCAGTTTGACAACGGGATCAGAGGGGGTGATATCCAGCGACGGACGGCGAGCCCTGGTCAGTTTGAGTTCTGGTTGAATAATTCGGCCCGGAACAGCGCGGGTCTGGCGGGGTATTACAGCCCGGGGCATGGGAACGCGCGAGATGGGTTTGTGAAGGGGGCGGAGGTTCGGATCGGGTATGTGTATGAGGGGATCTGTTACTACAAATGGCGGGGAACGGTAGAGGATATTT